AAACAAGAGATATGACTAGATCACAAATAGTCAAATCTACATTTAGAGTTTTAACATTGAAACTAGGTAAAGCAAATATACCTATGATTATGACCAATCATACTTATGATGTAATCGGTTCAATGTTCCCTCAAAAAGAAATGGGTGGCGGTTCAGGTCTCAAATATGCCGCTTCATCAATCGTCTATCTAGGTAAAAGAAAAGAAAAAGAAGGTACCGAAGTGATAGGCAATGTAATTCATTGTAAAAATTATAAATCAAGGTTAACAAAAGAAAATGCTAAAATAGATGTAAGACTTACATACAAACAAGGTTTAGACAAATACTATGGTTTGTTAGAACTAGGAGAAGAAGCAGGTGTGTTTAAAAAAGTATCTACAAGATATGAAATGCCTGATGGATCAAAAGTGTTTGGTAAGTCAATCAATACAGAACCAGAAAAATATTTTACAAAAGAAGTATTAGATAAGATTGATGAATATGCCAAAAGAAAATTCACCTACGGATCAGACGAAGAATAAACAGAAATACGCCTTTGTACAAAGAGAAGGTGACGATTTTACTTCTATAAAATTATTAGAAGGAAAGTTTAAAGGTATCATATACAAATATGGTAAAGTAGGATTTGCGCCTAAAGAAAACGCAGACGGTACTTTACCTATGAAATTTGATTATGATGTATTATTCAACCCACACGAAACGGACCTTGACAAACAAGAGTTTATAGATTATATTGGTGACATATTAATAGAACAATTAGATAAACAAATAAAAAATGGAACAGCAGTATTTGACAAATAACGAGAGAATAGAAGTTACAATATTACGAAATCTTATTTTTAATGAAGATTATACTCGTAAGACTTTGCCTTTTATTGATGAAATCTATTTTACAAAAAGAGAAGAAAAAATTTTATTCCAAGAGATTAATAATTTTTGTGAAAAGTATAAGAACTTACCTACAAAAGAATCGTTGCTAATTGAGTTAGGTTATCGTAAAGATATAAACGAAGACGAAAACAAATCTGTAAAAGAATTATTAATATCATTAAATCCTGAAGAAGTTGAACAACAATGGTTGCTAGATACAACTGAAAAGTTTTGTAAAGATCGTGCTGTTCATAATGCAGTATTAGATGGCATTAAGATATTAGATGGCAAAGATAAGAAAAGAACACAAGAGGCAATACCTAGTATTCTTGCTGACGCATTAGCAGTTAGTTTTGATAATCATATAGGGCACGATTATATAGGTGACGCAGAAGCAAGATTTAAATATTATCATACAAAAGAGAAGAAGTATCAATTTGATTTAAGTTATTTTAATCGTATTACAAAAGGCGGTGTGCCTAGTAAAACTTTAAATATTGCCCTTGCAGGTACGGGTGTAGGTAAATCTTTGTTTATGTGTCATTGTGCTAGTGCTTATTTGGCACAAGGATTAAACGTGCTGTATATCACTTTAGAAATGGCTGAAGAAAGAATTGCTGAAAGAATAGACGCCAATCTATTAGACACAACAATAGATGACCTACACGCCCTACCAAAAGATTTATACGATTCTAAAATATTAAAAGTTAAAAACAAAACAAACGGTCAATTAATTATAAAAGAATATCCTACAGCGTCTGCTCATAGTGGTCATTTCAGATCATTAATGAATGAGTTAGCATTAAAGAAAAGTTTTAGACCAGATGTAGTATTCATAGATTATTTAAATATATGTGCTAGTGCTAGATTTAAAGGTGGTAATATATCATCTTACTTTTATATTAAGGCAATTGCTGAAGAATTAAGAGGTCTTGCTGTTGAGTTTAATGTGCCAATCTTTAGTGCAACACAAACAACTAGAACAGGTTTCGTAAGTACAGATATTGGATTAGAAGATACTTCAGAAAGTTTTGGTCTTCCTGCTACTGCTGACTTTATGTTTGCTCTTATGTCAAATGATGAACTAGAACAACTAGGTCAAATGAAAGTTAAACAATTAAAAAACAGATATAATGATCCTGCAATAAACAGATCATTTATAGTAGGTGTAGATAGGGCAAAAATGAAACTCTATGATGTAGAAAATGTAGCACAGAATATAGTTGATAAAGGTACGCAAGTTGAAAATAACGATAAAGACCCTTACGATAAGTTTAGTGATTTTAAAATATGATGAGAAAAAAAGATATATTTACAATTAGCATTTATGAGAAATACAATTTTCTCAATGATGATGAGATAGAAAAAGTTATCAGTAGTCTAAAACCAGAAGACTTAATGGAACACGGTTCTATTCAAGGCAATGCTAAATCTACTTATCGTGCCCACGAAAATAATCATTTCTTTTTAGATAATCATAAATGGTTAGAAGAAAAAATTAGTAAAGAACTTTATATTGATGGTCAAAAAATTACAGACTCTTGGGCAAATGTTCAAGGTGAAGGCAGTACATTAACTACACACAATCATCCTAATGCTGTAATATCAGGTGTAATATATTTAAAGTGTGATGAGAAAAGTAGCAATTTATACTTTAGGGATCCTAATTCTATAACTGGTGCAACACATAAAATAACACCTCAAAAAGGACTTATGGTAATGTGGCCTGGTTGGTTATTGCACGGTTCAGGTACAGACAAGAATCAAAGTAAAGAAAGAATAATAGTAAGTTTCAATACTTTCTTTGATAAGAAAGAAAAATAATATGCCTAAAAAACAAAAAGTTAGATTTCATAAAGGTGATCGCAAACCTAAATCGGATAAAGAATACGATACTCTATCTTATAAAATTAAGATGAAAAAAAGAGGTCGTAAACTTATATGGCAAGTTATAGAAAAACCTACTAACAATGCCGTTGCAGAATACTTTTTTGAAGAAGACGCTCAAAAACTTGCAGACTTTCAAAACAAACATAAAGTCTGGCAAATGAACGGCGGAATACCTCAATTTCTCTGGACTAGGGCTTGACACCATCTTATAAATATGTTATAGAGAGAGAACTATGGCATTTTTATCAGGATCAGAAGCAACTACAATCAATTCTACTATAACAGAATTGTACCCAGCAATAGCATTTAATAATGGCAAAAGATTTGCAGATATAAACGAATTTCAAAAATTTGTTATAGACATTGCAGACAAAGACAGATTATTTACAGGTAAAACTGCTTTGTCTTTTGTTGACAAAGACGATTCCGTAAAAGCAAAAAGACTAATATACGATACTAATAATATCAGACCTGATATGAGGGATGAAAAAATTGGTAATGCTATAGGTATATTAAACTATTTTTATGAACAACATAGTATAAGAGAGATAGAAAAAATAGTTTGGGGATATAGAGCAAAACCTAAAGGTGTACCTTCTGGTCACGCAGGTGATGACTTTATATTTTATAAGTCAAAACAAAAACCTCAAATACTAGGCATAAGTTTAAAAGCAGGTACAGCAAAATCTAATGAACCTAAATTAAACTCTTATGTTCGTTCTACTATTACAAAAGATTATTGGAAGAAAGCAAACCCTAACGCAGAAAGTGATCTAAAAAAAAGATTATGGACAAATGTGTATTCTAAATTAGTAGGATTAGATAAGAAAAAAGTTAATGCTAATAACTGGATAGACTTATCAGGTAAAGGTCAAAAACCAAATGAAGAAGTTGTAAAGTCTGTTTTAAGAACATTTAAAAATAAGAATAGTTTATTTGAACAATTGTATGTGGCACAAAATAAAGAGTCCAGAAAACAATTAGTAGATATGATTAACAAAAATTTTAAAACTTCTTTAATGTGGATAGAAGATCAGTTTAGATTAGAGAAACCTAAATCAGAAATGGAAGTACCGTTAGTATTAGTAAAGGCTGTAGGAAATAGAGCAACTGAACAAGGTGATAAACTTGCAAGAATATTTCCTAAAATATCTAAAATAAAAGCATACTTAAATACTAGCTCTGTACAAGAATGGTTTATAGATGTATTTTCTGGCAAAGAAAAACTTACTTTATTAATGACTATTCGTAGTGATAGTGAATATAGAGTAGCAAAACAAAAAGGTAAATTAGGTGCTTATACTATGTTAAAGTTACTATATCGTGGATATAGATAGTATAAATAGTATATAAAGTGATTTATATGGAAAAAGTGATTATATTAATGGATAAATTGGAGAACAAATGTTTAGTTTTAAAGGTTTTATTACCTCAGATAAGAATACACACCTAGAGCATTTAGAAGACGATATAATAAATCGTGGTGCTGAAGGTGGTACAAACGCAATAAATTTTTTAAAGTCAGTTAGAAATATGCTAGCTGGTTCATCAAGCGGACGAGTCAATATGTCTGTTAAATGGGATGGTGCGCCTGCTATTATTTGTGGTACTAATCCAGAAAACGGCAGATTCTTTGTCGGTACAAAATCAGTCTTCAATAAAACACCAAAGATAAATTACACACCAGCAGATATATCAAAAAATCATTCTGGTCCTGTCGCAATTAAATTAAATGCTTGTTTAAGAGATTTAAAAAGATTAGGCATTAGAGGTATCTATCAAGGTGATTTACTATTTACTAAAGGCGATCTAAAACCTGCTGTTATTGATGGCGAAAAGATGATAACTTTTACACCTAATACAATAACATATGCAGTACCTATGAACTCAAAATTAGGCAAGAAAATTTTGAGAGCAAGATTAGGTATTGTATTTCATACCTACTACACAGGTAAGAATATGCAATCATTAACAGCAGGATTTGGTACGATAAAAGGTTCTTCAGGTTCAACAGCAGTTTATTTAGCAAGTGCAGGTTATACTGATACATCTGGTTCATCTACATTTACATCTGGAGAACTTGCTAGATTTGACGCATTAATAAGAATGGCACAAGGTTCATTGTCAAAGGCTGCGCCTCTATTAAATGTAATGAAATCAAACGATAGTTTATCAGTAGGGTTTAGATTGAAAGCATTTTTTAATTATTACATTAAGAATACTAAAGGCAACTCTATGGCAAAAGTAAAAACTCTACAAGATATGTTTAGAGAATATTACGAACAAATTTTAAGAGCAGAAATTAGTGCTAGAAAAACTGATAAAGGTAAAGAAAGATATAGAGAAGCATTAAAAACAGGTTTAAATTTCATAGATAGAAATAGAAGTGCATTATATTTTGCTATTGCTTCTCACGTAAGTTTAAGTAATGCAAAGAATTTTTTAATACAGAAACTATCTCAAATACAAAACATAGGTCATTTTATTAGAACACCTAACGGATATAGAGTAACTAATCCAGAGGGTTTTGTTGCAGTAGATAAAAAGGCAGGTGCAGTTAAACTCGTAGATAGATTAGAATTTAGTAGAGCAAACTTTACTATTGCAAAAGATTGGGTAAAAGGATAATGAAAAAAACTTTACAAGAAGTTAGAAAATATATTAACGAAGGTGTTTATGATCCAGGTATCTTCAAAGCATTTTTTCTTGCAGGTGGTCCTGGTTCAGGTAAGACTTTTGTAACTCAATCAGCATTTGCTGGCACAGGATTAAAACTAGTTAATTCAGATGTAAAGTTTGAAAGAGATTTAAGAAAAGCAAATCTATCATTAAAAATGCCAGACGAAGAGGCATACTTTAGAGATAGAATTAGACAAGGTGCAAAAGATTTTGTTGGTAAACAAATTGATACTTATGTCAAAGGTAGATTAGGATTAATTATAGACGCAACAGGTAGAGATTATAGTATAATACAAAGACAATCTTCTATGTTAAAACTATTAGGATACGACTGCTATATGGTATTTGTAAATACAAGTTTAGAAGTTGCGTTAGAAAGAAATAGAACTAGAAGTAGATCAATACCTGAATACATAGTTTCTAAAAGTTGGAAAGGTGTACAGGCAAATATGGGTGCGTTTCAAAGAATATTTGGTGCAAGTAAAATGTTAATAGTAGATAACAATAGAGATGAAAAAGAATTAGTTACATCTACTTTAAATACTGCTTCAAAATTTATTAGAAGTAGATTGAGAACTAAACCAGAAAGTAATATTGCAATGTCTTGGATAAAAAGAGAATTAGAATTAAAGGCAAGAAGATGAGATTTAAAGATTACATATTCAAACATTTAAAACAAAACGAAGCTGTCATTGATATACCAAGACAGACTTATGCACCAGGTGTATTTTCTAATCCAGAATCTAAAGACCCTAAAATCAAACCTGAAATTATAGGTATGATTATGAAACAATTTACAGAATTTAAAAAAGAATATCCTATATTAGATTATTCTTTAATAGGTTCTATTCTAACTAAAAGATACCGTGATGACGCTGATTTAGATATAAATGTTTTATTTGATGTACCAAAAGAAAAACAAGAAGACGAAAGATTAAGATTATCTCAAAAGTATTTGTCTGCTAAATCACCTGATAGTGTAAATGGTAAACTAATACCAGGCACTAGACATCCTATAAACTATTATTTTATTACAGACAAACAAACATATGACGATCAAAATAAAAAAGCAGACGCAGTATTTGATATAGGTAAAAACAAATTTATAAAAAGACCTGAAGATTTTGAATTTGATCCATCTTTATATGTAAAAGACTTTGAGAAAAAAGTACAAGAGATTGATGTAATTAAAGGTGAATTAAAAAGAGATATAATAGATTACAAAGAATTAAAAGGTTTAAAACCTAATGATGTTTTAAATTTACAAGATAAGATAAAAGATAAACTAGAAGAAATAGAAGATGATATTGAATTAATTATTAAAGTAGGTGATGTGGTTATCGCAGATAGAAGAAAAGCATTTGATAGCGATATGTCACCTGAAGAAATAAGAAAATATGGTATAAAAAATAGATTGCCTAAAGCAGTCATTTATAAAATGTTAGAAAAATATCACTACATTACTTTCTACAAATATTGTAAAAAAATATTAGAAGACGGTATTGTAACTGATAAAGAGATAGACGATTTAGATATAAACGAACAAAGAAGAAAATCTATAGCGTTTACATTTGGTAGATTTAATCCACCAACAACAGGACACGAAAAACTAATTAAGAAAGTTGCTAGTGTTAGAGCAGATACTTTTAGAATATTTTTAAGTAGAAGTGAAGACGCTAAAAAGAACCCTTTATCTCCTAGAGAAAAACTAGGTCATATGAGAAAAATGTTTCCTAGATTTGCTAGAAATATAGAAATCAATACAACAAATATGATTTTAGATATTGCAAGTAAATTACATAGACAAGGATTTACAGAAATCTTTATGGTCGTAGGTAGTGATAGAGTTAGAGAGTTTGAAACAATACTAAACAAATATAATAATGTAAGAAGTAGGCACGGATATTACAACTTTGATAATATCAATGTACTATCAGCAGGTGAAAGAGATCCAGACGCTGAAGGTGTATCAGGTATGAGTGCAAGTAAGATGAGAGCTGCCGCTGAAAAAGGCGATATACAATCATTTAAAAGAGGATTACCATCAGGATACGGTGACGCAGAAAGATTATTTAAAGATGTTAGAAAAGGTATGAAGTTAGCCGCTAGTTATACATATGTCGGCAATTACAGACCTATAAAATCTTTACAAGAATTTGAACAGAATCAAATTAGAGATTTATATATTAGAGAAATGATCTTTAATATAGGCGACAAAGTTAATTACATAAAAGAAGATATTAACGGTAAAGTCGTTAGAAGAGGTACAAACTATGTTGTACTAGAAGATAATAATAACAATTTACACAAAGCGTGGATATGGGATTGTTTACCAGATCCAGCAGATAGAGAGGCACAAGTGCGAGAATATAATTTAGATGTTGATTATGGCTTTGAAGCCGTATCACAAAAAGAAGATTTAGACAGGTTGCCACAAGACAAAGATGTTAAGAAAAAAGACGGAACGCAACCTAAAAAGTATTACAAAAATATGTCTAAAGATATGAAAAATAAAAGAGCAGATCATTTTAAAAATAGAGATACTACTAAAAATGATAACAGACCAGCACCAGGCGATAAAGGTGCGAAGACAAAACCAAGTATTCATACGAAGAAATTTAAACAGATGTACGGTGAAGTAACTGAAAGAAAACAAAAACCATATGTATCATCAGCAAATGGTGTATATAGTGTATTAAACGGTGATGGAAAAGAAGTATTTAAGACTAGAGATAAGACACTAGCACACGCTTGGTTTAAAAAGAACTATGATAAGATCAAAGAGGCATACGATATAGGACACGATTATGCTCAACACGCTGTATCAATTACGCCTGGACAAGACGGATATGACCCTAATTATCAAGGTGGTTCGTACAAACCAGCAGTAGATGGTACTTCAGGAAAACAAGTAGTAGAAAGACCAATGGATACAGATATTTCTGTAAAAGATGTAAACGATTGGTCAACTTCAAGTGAAACAATAGATAAATATAAGGAAAGATACAAAGAAGAATGGCAGAAAAAGTTATCTGAAGTTGTATCTAAAATGATAAGGAACTTGTAATGTTAAGTTTTTCAGATTATAAAGATAGAATATCAAAGTCGGTACACTATCATATTGAGAACAATATACCGTTCGCTGAGAACATTTATAGGGTTCATAGTGAAGAATTTTACAAGTTGTTTAGAGAAGCAAGATCATTATATAATGAAGGATTATTAACTGAACTATCTGCTTTTGACAAAGAATTACTTGATACAGACATAGGTGAATTTGGTCTGTATGAAAAGAAAAAAGTACCTTTAGATGTACCTATACAGGTAACTGAAAAAGAGAAAAACCCACCACTTAATAAACCTAAAAGAGGTGGACCTAAAAAGTTTTATGTCTTTGTAAAAGACGGTGATAAGATTAAGAAAGTTACTTG